TAATCTCCTAACTGATTAGCATCATCACCAAAATAATAGCGAGTAGTTGTCCCCGCACGACAAGCATATTCCCATTCCGCTTCTGTGGGTAGGCGATAGGTTTTCCCTGTTATTCGACTCAATTTCTGACAAAAAGCTTTAGCATCATTCCAACTAACATCTTCTACCGGATTTTGCGGATTGTTTTTAAAGTAAGAAGGATTGGTTCCCATCACCGCTTCATATTGTGCTTGAGTCACTGGATATTTGCCAATGGCAAAACTGTTTACTTTAACCTGGTGTTGAGGCTTTTCATAATCGCTTTCATCAGAACCCATGAGAAATTCACCTGCTGGTAAGCTTACCATCTCTAGTGTGACTTGATTGGGTAGGTTTTCTGTAAATTGGTTCATTTTGTTAATCCCAAATAGTTGATGATAACTGATAACTGATTACAAACAATCTTTAGTCTTGAGTAAAATTGCTAACAATCACACGCGACTTAATCTATTTTGTGAGTACGAACCATCAAAGATCGATACTGCCAATCCACCGACTGAGCAGCTTTATCTCCCGCCAAAAACCGGCAAGATTTTAAAAGATTCTCATACCCTCTAGTATTTGGGGGAAAAAAATCTTTTAGGCGAGAATCTGGAATACACCGCCGATTAAAGGTAACGAATCCTTTCTTATGCCAACGGCCTTCATGATCCTGGACTGCGATTAAAAATTGCATGAGATTCCCTCCTAATGCCGGCTAATATTAGCCGGCTAAACTACTTTATTAACTGTTAGCAAACTGTTTATCTAGATCGGCAAGCTGTTTATCTAGCTTTGCCCGCTTGTCGAGCAAAACATCATAGACCAATGAACATTTTTCGTCAGCTTTTCGTAAATCAATTAGCTGACACTGCACACGGAATAGCTGAGTTAAAACATTATGGTATGCGATTCGCTTGTGGTCGGTCATCTGTTTAACTCCTCTGGTGTTTTGGTATATACCTAATATAACAGGTATATGTTTGTATGTCAAGTGTTTTTTTGTTTTTTTTTCAACCGATAACGACGACATCTTTCGGCGTTAGTCATTGAATCAGGGTGGGGAGGTTTTCCTGCTGGATTACCAGTAAAGTGGTAATTGCAGTCTTTACATCGGTATCTTTGTTTTCCCGACACAGAGAATCCCTTTTTAGAGATTCTCTGTGATTGGCATTTAGGACATTGCATTAATTAAGGCTTCCATTTTTTCAATTTCAGACAAAATCAAGTCTCTTTCTTTTTTGTATTTACCAGGATTTCGGTGTTTTCTAATTTGTAATTCAACTACAGAAAGTCTTTGTTTTTTGTATTCAATTTGTATTTCTATTGTACGTTTTTTCTGTTAGGCATCTGCTTATCTCCTTTGTGTTTGTTTCTCTATATCCCCATTGTAGGGGATATGTTTGTATGTTGTCAAGGGGTTTGGAAAATATTTTTCAAATAACCCCATAATCTCCTAGTGTAAACATAGCCTCTATGTCTCCTTGTTTAGCTTTTTCTTTAGCTTTTTTGATGACTTTCAAATCAGCTAAGTTTCTTTCTCTCATTTTGTTATCCATGCTACGATAAGCTTTTTCGGCTTTAGAAAAATTCTCAAAAATTAAATATGTATGAGAATTAGCCTCATAGGAATTATCTAAAATACCAGCCCGAAGATTTTTTCTGATTTTGAAAATGGTATCTTCTATGCACTCATCATAGCCAACTACATAAAAAGATTTATCATTTACAGACAGATGAACAATTGCGGCAGCACGTCCACTATTAAAACATCCTAAAGGTTCTACACCTCTTACACAGCTTAAATTTTGCTGAAGTAGTGTTTTTAAAGATGGTTGTGATTTTTTAGGTGTAGGTTGAAATTGTTTTGTTTGTGGTGGTTTTTTAGGTTTTGACTGTGTTTTTGTTTGTGGTTGCCCTATATATTTTTCTGACCAAGCCTTAGCCGCTTCATAGCTACGGCGGTAAGATACTTTACCATCAGGAAAATAACAGAACCATTTATCTTTATTGACACCAATACCTTTTTTAATTTCAACTTTTTCTGCTATTGCAACGTAGTGACCGGGTGCTTGTCTGTTAAATTTCATCGTAACCTCTTTTGTGTGTTTTGGTATATACCCAATATAACAGGTATATGTTTTTGTGTCAAGTAGTTTGTCAAACTTTTTTATTATCTTTTTGTAGTTTGTAGATTTACCTATGGTTACACCGATCGCAAGACTGCCAGAAATCTCGGAAAATCAAGCCGATAAAGCAATCACACACTTTTTAACGGATGACAACTGATAACTGATAACTGATTACAGCGTCGGATATTTGTCTAGCACTGTTTGTGCTTTCTGATTTAAAGATTGAGCAAATAGCTCAATCTCTTTGTAGAAAATTTGAGCTTTTTTAATTTTAGGAATTTGTGTTGTTTCGATTGGTTGTTTAGCGTTATCCATAATCTTGTTTTTCCGTGTTTTGTTTTTTCTATTGTGGATCATTCTCCCAATAAAATCAAGTATGTGGGAAAATTATTTCTGAACAAGTGTACTACTGATAACTGATAACTAGAAACTAACTAATCTTTATGTCGTTAGCGTCAGCGAAGTCGTTAACATCCATAAACCAGTCTGACCATTCGTCAGGGTCGGATAGATTGACTTTATCGACTGCCCACTGACCAGACTGTTTTAAATATAAGCCTGCTTTCCACTTGTCAGGATACGGATGCTTTGCTTTCTCGGTATCGTTGGGAGTAAGAATAAACTGAAGAATATCTTTTCCCCATTTACCTTTTTTGATATTGTAAAAGCAGGACAAGGCATCGATCAAGTCGTCGCACTCTTGCTGGTAGTCAGCAAAGTTTTCTGGTAATTTAAATTTAGGTTTTTTAGCCTTGTTATCCGTCAGCTTAGGTTCTGATTTAGGTTTTGGCTCTGATTTTGTTTCGACTTCCAATTGATTGGTTTTTAGTTGCTTGTTTTCCTGTTCCAGTTGATAAATACGAGTATGTAATTGAGTAACAGATTCGTTTAGAACTGTTATTTGATTTGTTTCTCTTTGCAGTAGAAAAACTGTACATTCAAGATCGTGTATTCGTTGCTTTAAGTTTTCAATCCATGCTTCATTGTACTCTTTGTCCTGTTTTAATTCATGAATACGATCCGTCAATTGGTTAATAATCTCAGACCCTTCTTTAAGCTCACGCCGTCTGAAATTGTGTATCTCTTCAAGAGATTGAGTCAATTCAAGATTTTCCCATTTTAAGTCTTGAACTAAATTAGTTAATTGCCGATTTTTTTCCCATAGTTCCTCATTTGAAATAGAGGTCTTAGTAATTACAGGTTCACCTAACAACCAATCAACGAGCGCAACCTGTCTTTTTTCAGAGAAAGATAACTCATTATTGGTTTTTAACTCATTTTCAGATTCGATAGAAGTCATTTTTTTTGTCCTCGTGTGTTTTGTTTGTCTATACTTATCTTATGATATTCTCCCAGTAATGTCAACTATCTGGGAGAATTATTTCTGAACGTTTGTACTACGTCTTTGTTTGTAGCGTTGGTGTTGATTCTGTTTTCGTTTAGGATCGAGTTCTCGGTGTTCTAAGCAGTACCCAGATTTGTTTCGGGTATTAAGTGCTGTAAATTCACCCAAAACTAAGCAGGCAGCACAGTATTTAGTTTCAGGGATAACTGCTTCTGTAGAAAAGTTGATTTCTTTTTTTGCAATTATCTCAGGAGGTTTGTCGCAAATTAAAGCTACTCTTGTCAAAGCTATGCCTGATAAAGAGCAATCTTGTAGCTTAACAAGATTTAAGTTAGTGTCGATATTGTCGATTTTTTGAATAGAAGATTTTAAAATTTCAAAATCTTCTAATTCAAGAGACAAGATTAGAATCATGGTAAATACGCTGTCAATAGATTAAATTAAGCAGTTTACTGACTTGCTTAGGTCACTGAATTTTAGACAATATAAACAAGCTTTTGGACTTTTTTGGTTCACCTCCTCTATTAAAAATAGATACGGTCTGTTCAGTAAATTTTGTGTTATCGATTACTTCTTGAAACTTATTTACGCAAGCATCTCACAAAAGAGATTTAATTCTAATTGTTTGGTTTTGGGGTCAATTACTTGAGTTTCGGTTATATTAATTTGAGGCTTAGATTCATTAATTGCCTTTTCTGGTTTCCGATGAAATTCGTCTTTAAATGCTTGTTTTTTCTCGATCCATAGACAGTATTTTTCTGTTAATCCCCTTTTATTCATTTCTTGTTGGTATTGATTAACCCAATAAACTACCTGTAGAAGGAGATGGCGATCTCCCCATTGAATATCTTTTTGTGCCTTAAAGTCTTTTTGCATTGATTGGGCAGCTAAAGAGTACTTCCATCCGTCAACAATTTCTTTGTCTGTCAGCTTAGAAGATGGTGCTTTGCAGTGTTTTTTAAAGGTAGAAACACTAACAGGGATTTTAACAGTTATATCTTTTACCTTTATTTCTTTTTTGGGCTTTAACTGCTCAATAGCTAATTCTACTTTTAGAATTTCTATAACAATCTTAGCTTTGGCACGATTGCCTTTTGTAATTTTAAGTTGAGATTCCAATCGAGCTAATTTAATTTGTAAAGTGTTCATGTCGTCGTTGTGTGTTTTGTTTACTTTTCTATATTAGATCATTCTCCCAATAAAGTCAAGTATGTGGGAGAATTATTTCTGAGCAGATGTACTAAGTATATTTACTTGTTATCATTGTAGATAAATTGTAGATAGGGTGATCGACAACCGAAACCGTTACCCTGTAAAGGTTCTAGACTTTGTTGATAATGTCGATGTCTTATGGGAGGAGAAAAAGATAAAAGAATAAACCAGACTGGACAATAAAAAACTGTAGAGTAAAAAAAAGCAAACAAGGTCAACAGCAAGGCTGTTGGATTGTGATTCGATTGTTAATAAGGTTATTTACAATCGAAATCCTTATAGGGTATAGGTTTCAAGGTTTGTTTATCTTGTCGACACTCTATACAGAGAGAGAAAAAATAGGGAGAAATAAACGAACTGGACAATAAGAAAAACATAAAAAATCTTGACACAGGGAAATAGAGTAACAATATAAACAAAGTCTAGAACCTATATATATCAATGCTTTTTATTGTTGATCACCTTATCTACAATCTATTTACAAACCAACAAACTATAAACCCCCTATGGACTCATAGGGGGTTTATCTTGAATGTCGGGGTAAAGACCCTCGCTTTTAGCGACGGGAGTGTCAAATGGGTTTAGGTATTTTTACCGTTTTTTGTCGTTTCTCATAAGCATTCGACCGCCTCGCCATCCCCGTGCTTTTTCTCGTTCGGTTTCGAGTAGGTTAAATTTAGCTATATCGCGCTCTTTTTCGGCGTGTAATTCTTCGATCACTAGCCGCTTATAGTCAAGCATCGAGTTTTTACTGCTAAAGTCAGCGATCATAGTCTTTTGAGTTTTGATCAACTCCTCTAGTATTTGCTTCTCTTCGCTTAGTTTGACGATTTGGCTCTCAAGTTGCCTTACCTCTGTAATTGCCTCGCTCTTGACGCGAAAACCAGCTAATGTGTGAAGGAATAATCGGACTCCTAGCTTAAGCACTTGAGAGGCTAACTCAGGATTATCCTTTGGCAACCACTTACAGATTAGGTCTTCTGGGATTAGATAAACCCCTTGTAACCCGCCCTCTGTTTGAATTTGAGCCTGTTTTAGCAATCCTAATCCTAACCCCATTGTGTTACCCCCTTGTAACCCGCTCCCTGTTTGAATCTGAGGGTGATTTGGAGATTCAGAAGTTACCCCCTTGCTATCTTCTTTAGATAGCCGGTTTAATCGCATAGTGATAGCGTTGGAGCTTTTCCCAGACATACGAGCATATCCTTTGATTGAGGCAAAGCTTTCACCGGTCTGAGTGTCGATAATTAGCTCGATGCCGTCGTGATCAAAACGTTGTAAAATTAGATCAGCCATGTTAGCCTCTACAGTAGGTTGACTTAGTTAGTCCCTCGCGTCAACGAGGGCATATTGATATTGTACTACATTAAATAATCAATTATTCCCTAATATAGAATTTTCTATATTAGGGAATCTGGACACAAAAAAACGAAAATCAGGGAACCTGCTAACAAAAACAACAAACTAATAAAACCTATATACATCAATACTTTCCACTGTTAATACACTGCTAACAATCTGTTAACAATATTAACTAAAAACCCGTCAATCAATTGACGGGTTTTGATTAATTAAATTTTTTGTACTCTTGTAGTATTAGGTCGGTTGCCTCCTCAATTTGGTTTCCTTTTGATAGCAGTTTAAGGACTTTAGCCAGAACTTGCCTGACTCGTTCTTTACCTATTCCTAATTCTGCTGTAGTTGATGCCACTCTAAAGCGATAGTTCCGATGACGGGAAGTAACAGGCACTGGGTCAAGATTGTTGTTTTTTGCCCACACCAGATAGATGTAGGCTTGTCTAGAAGTTATCACTTTTATCTTAATTTTTGAAAACATCAATCATCTGGTATTCTTTGATTAAATCAAGGGAATATACACTCCAAATATGAGCGTCTAAAAAGTTAATTCCCGCATTTTTTGCCGCTAGTTTATCTTCTTCTCGATCTCCTACCATTAAAATATCGATAGGGTCTTTGGCAAAGAATTTTAAAGATGCAGAAATCATACCACAATTAGGTTTTCTAAATTGGCCTAAAAATTCTTTGCAAATTACATGGATTAAATCTATATTTTCTCGACTTACGCCATAGCATAGATTCCCCTCGAAATCTGGGCAAAAGTAGATATAAGAAAGCCGTGGAAATATTTCTAAAGTTTTTTGCTGTTCTTCGATTGCGCTTTTTAAGGATTTATGTCTGGCAGCTACTCCGCCCTGATTAGTGATTCCTATTATCGTCCATCCCTCTTGATGGTAAATTTCCATAGCTTTTATCGCCCCTTCGATTGGTTCCTGATCGTTTGGATCTTCGATAAATTTTCCGTTGGTAGATTGGCGGATCGTGCCATCAAGATCGAGTAATAAAATTTTCATTTTTTCAAATTTTCCCCTACTTAAGCTTCAGGACATCCCTAGTAGGGATTAAGCAAATAATCAAGACAACTGATAACTGACAGCCAATTTAACCTATCTAGTGTTGCATCCCAAAAGTCCATAAGGATCGCCGTCTTCCTCAAAATATTCACTATTCCATTGCTGAATAATTTCTTCAGCAAACTCTTTGGTTAGCAGGGACTCTGGACGATAATATGATCTTCTGCAGAAAAGCACTTCTGCGGCAGTTAAAATTTCAGAAGTAGTAGTCCGGGAGTTGATGTAGTTAGCAAATTCTTGAGCAGTCATTACCTTTTTGGAATTAGCCATTGCCTTCTTGATGATTTTCCCCCTACTTAAGCTTCAGGGTATCCCTAATAGGGATTAGATAAAGCGCACGCAACTACGACTATAGTTCATAGTTTCAATTCCTAATAGGAGTTCTTTGTGCAACTACCTTAAGTTTCGCTGTGCCGCTTTAGGCACTGGCACGCTGAGAAAAGCGGTAGCATACTTCTTGATAGGAGATGCCCTGGATTTCCCCTTTGACATTTTCAAATACCCAATAATCGCCATCGCTATCTTGATAAATAGCATTAGCATTTAAATCAATAGGAATCTCAAAAGTTGCAGATGTTTCGCCTTTTTTACCTTCAAATTTTCGACTTACAGGCTCGATAAACTTCTTAGTGAATCCACCGTGCTTAATATCTTTTTCGGGTGAGATTTTCGCTACCCATGCTCTCCAAGCGCGGCGAGGAGTTTCTAGGGTAAGAGTTCGAGTTTTGGGCAATCTTTTAAAGCTTACGATAGCATTTTTCTCGATTGCTTCGATAGCGGCTTCTACTTTTAAGATTTTTTCAATTAGTTTACGTTGATTTTGTCTTCCTTTAGTAACCTTAAGTTGAGCGTTTAGTCGAGCCAGTTTAGATTGTAGGTTATTCATGATCTGCGATTTGTGTTTTGCTTACATTTCTAATATAGATCGATCCTCTTGATAAGTGTTGGCGAAGTGTGACACTTGATAAACTGTCACTAGAATAACTAAGAATCTATTTAAAGTAATAAGCACTAGACCAAGTGCGTGCGTCAGCCGACTACTATTTCAAATCGGTTACTGGACTTACACCAGCAAGCTTAAAACGACTCATTAACTAGTCTCACCAGCCGACTACTATTTCAAGTCGGTTACTGATCCGCCCAGTAGCTTATGGAGGCTCTAATTAATGGATGCACTCAGTTTAGTGCTTATATTTTAAATATATCATGATAATTTTCAGATAGTTGGCGAAGTGTGCCAGTTTATCAAGTGTCACTATGGGTACTTTTGTACTGATTATTCTGTAAACCACTGTAAATAAATCTGATGCGCTATCTGTGCAGTCATTACAGGAGGCACACTCATTCCTATTAAATAATTTGGTTTAATATTTTTAAAGTTGTAATCAAGCGGATAGCTACCAATCATTTTAACTTCATCCATTGTTATTCTATTTGGATGATCAAATCTTATTGGGACAGAATCTTCACCTGCTAATATAGTAGGAGAAATCTGGTTATCGTGAATAAATTTAACTTGAAATCTTTTTCTTTTGTTTCCAATTCTTTCGTGAATACTCTCTAAATTTTGATCTGTTTTTATTCTTTTATCCCATACAGCTTTTGTTTCATTGGTTAATTCTTTTCCTAATTTTGTTGACTTAAATTCACTATAAATAATTGATTTTTCATCAAAACTTAACTCTAGATTTTTAAAGTTTAAATCATTCCTTTGACAAATAAAGAACACTCGCTCACGTTTTTGAGGCACTCCCATGCTTGCGGCGTTCAAAAGAAATAACTGTACTTTATATCCTGCTTTTTCAAATTCATCTTTTATTCGCTTTACATACGCTTTGGCATTACCTTGAATAATTCCTTTAACATTTTCAGCGATAACGACCTTTGGCTGTAGTTTTTTTGCTAATCGTATGTAATCAAAGAAAAGGTCATCAAGTCGCTGTTTAGTCTGACCTTCCCTAAATACTTTTTCTTTCCCCCAGTCTTTTTCTCTATTTCCTGCTATGCTAAATGAAGAGCAGGGAGGTGAGCCGTCTAAAATATCTAGGTTATAAAGTTCATTAGGAAAGATTGTACGATCAGCAAAATCTCTTATATCTTCAATAAATAAATATTTAGGATTGTGGTTAACTTTATATACATCAGCTACCTGCGAGTCTATTTCAACACCTCCTAAATGGTCAAAACCTGCTAACTTGTAACCCATAGTCGAACCACCGCCACAGATAAAAGTGCCGAATACTTTTAACCCATGTTTTTCAATTCCGGGTGCTGGGTATCCATCTGACAAATTCCACTTATATGCAAATTTATGTTTAGTCATTACCTAAAAGCTTCCATACTGCTTGTTCGGGTGTCGGTGCTATTTTACTTAATTGTTCTTTTACTTGCCAGTATTCATCTTCTGTATAACTTAATTTAATTATCATTTGCCCATCCATACCCTCGATGTCGATTTCTTTGTTTTTTCCCGAAAAATTATCTGTTATATTCGATTCAAAATTATCAGAATTATCTAAATTATCTGAAGTATTTAAAGCTTCTAGGATTGAATTTAAATCGCCGATTACTCCTAAATTCTCCCCCTCTTCATCAAGGTATTCAGCTTGGCTAATTAGTAAGTCAGTATCAAAAAGCTTTAATTCCGTAGCAAGGTCAAGCCCCGCCCCGTGAATCGTAGAATGGTTGTGAATAATCGAGTATTTTATAGCTTGAGCCTCATTTTTAGCGTGAACTCCTACTAAAACAGGAACCATCCACTCCCCATCGTTGTCAATATCTATACCTCTAGGTCGATCTATTTTGCGCTTTTTAATTGCTAATAGTGCGGCACACCGATCATGACCCTCAGTAATCCCCCCTTTTCCGCCGTTTAAGCTTGGATCGTAGCCAATTGGGTCTTTAAATCCCAACTCCAATATTGAAGCTATTGTGTTTTCAGTGGCGTGTTTTTTGGAATTACCCTTTAGTTGTTTTAGGTCGCAAAGCCGTCGATACTCAATTTCTAATTTATCTGTCATCATTAGTGTAAGATTAAATAACTCTACTACTATAATAACCAATGGTTGTCACTAATCGAGGCAGAAAGCGTACATACTCTATTCATGAAGAGGTAATCGAGTTTACCAAATATCCTATCTGGGAACAGCAAGAACTAGAAACCCCTGATTGGTTTGAAAGATTTCAGATTTTTTACCTTCCTATTCCATCAGGCTATCGCACTTTAAATCGAGCCTACGGTAACTGCGGGGAAGCTTCTGGGGAACAGATAGAGAAGACTAAATTTAAACGAGCTAAAACTGTTCCAGATGACTGGCAATTAGCGCATAAAAACTATCGATGGGAAGAGCGGGCGAAAGCCTATTGGCTTTTAAAGATTCAAGAGCAACAAGCTTACACTGATAGCATTTTACGAGAAATCCGAGAGAAGACTCTAAAGATTACTCTAAAAAACCTCGAAAAGATTGAACAGATGACTAATTATCCGATTTCTCGCCGTCGGATAGATTCTGTAGATGAATCGGGCCGACCGATTGCCATAACAATTGAACCTAACGGAAATTGGAATCATAGAGACGCAGTGACTATGGCTAAAACATTGACTGATACCTTTGAAAAAGTTTTAGGTTTTGACACTATCGAGTACGCAATTAATATTGTTCAAAAGCACGGATTAGCTGTTATTGACCCTGACGGAAAACTTATAGGACATTCTGGCATAGAGAAACTCGATGACGGACTGACCTCGATTATTCGTGATAGTGCAGAATTTGATGATGATGTAATGATTCCCACTAGGATAAGCGATGACGATGAAAGCGAGTAAATTATCATTAAAAAATCTCTCAAAGATAAAAACAGCGACCGAAAAATATCGACTTGTTAACACCAAAGAAGAAATTGTTTTCCCTCAATTACAAGAAGGAAAACAAGCTTTATTTGGAAAAATTGACGCTGATGTAATTATATTCGGTGGAGCCGCAGGAGCAGGAAAGACCAGAGCCTTATTAACTGATTTTGTTCGTCAAGAATATATTGACAATCCTGATTACCGGGCTGTCATGTTTCGCCGGACTTATCCTGAATTTACTCAAGCTGGGGGATTAGTAGATGAAAGTCGTAAAATCTATTATCCTATCAAGGGTACTTTTATAGAAAAGCCTAGTCTTGAATGGCGGTTCCCTAGTGGTGCTAGGGTATCTTTTAGGCATTTACAGCATGAAAAAACCGTGCATATTTATCAAGGCTCTCAGATTACTAGGATCGGTTTTGACGAACTAACCCATTTTACGCAGGAACAGTTTTTCTATCTTCTCTCTAGAAACCGGTCTGTATCAGGAATTAAACCCGCTGTTAGAGCAACCTGTAACCCCGACGCTGATTCATGGGTAGCTAGTTTTATCTCTTGGTGGATCAACCCAAAAGACGGCTATGCTATTGAAGAAAGGTCGGGAATAGTTCGATACTTTATTAGGCAGGGAGATACGGTTTATTGGGCTGATAATAAACAAGAATTAATTGATAAATTTAGTCTTAAAGATAAGCTTTTTGAAATGATTCCTAATGATATTCAAAAAAAGTTTTTATTAAATGAAGAAATAAGCATTAAACCAGAAGACTTAATCAAGAGTTTTACTTTTATTCCTGCCACGATTTTTGATAATAGAGAACTGATAAAAGTTAACCCTACCTACTTAGCTAACCTTTATTCACTTCATCAAGTTGAACGAGAAAGACTTCTTAGAGGTAATTGGAAGATTAAATACGAAGCTGGTACAGTATTTGATCGGACTTGGTTTGAGATTCTCGATAAAGTACCCGATGATTGGAAGTTAATAGGTAAAGTGAGGTTCTGGGATTTAGCGGCAACTGCTAAAGAAAATGCTGAAAACTATCACTGTTACACCAGTGGGACTCTTGTTTATAAATACCAAAGAATTAAGAATACACTACCAGATTTAACTGAAATCAAGGAATTTGCCTATGTAATTGCTGACAATATCTGTGAGCAGAAAAAGGTAGGGGAAGTTGAGCTAATGCTTAAAAATACTGCTGAATTGGACGGGAAAACTGTAGCTGTAAGATGGGAGCAGGAAGGGGGATCGAGCGGTAAATTTGTTGAAAATACCATTACTAACGTGATTAAAGAAAATCATCCGAACCATGACGTTAAAGCGATCGTACCTCAAGGGGATAAGCTAACGCGGGCTTTACCCGTAGCCACGGCAGCTAGTCGGGGACAAATCTTTATCTTAAGAGATGGGACATGGAACACTCGGTTTTTAAATGCCTGCCAGGGTTTTGATGGTAGCAAAAAAACACCCCCGACTAATGACATTGTAGATAGTCTATCAGGGGCATTTTATTCCCTTGAAAATGAGTTTCAAGAACATGAGAGGATTATTAGCACGATTGTTACTTCTGCTCCTGTTAATCGGTTTAGAAGCGGTTTTAGGGGTTAGTAGAATCTTTAACTAAGTACAAATTCATAATAGTTGTAAAAATATTTTAATCAATTTGATTTATCAGAGACTCTCGATAAAGTCTTTCACGCTCTATCCAGAAACGAGCAGAAGGTACGCCTAAAGCTAATTCCATTTTACAGGCAATACAAACAGTAATTTCTTCTTTACCTTTTATGAGTTGATCAATAGTCTTTTTCGGCAACTTCATGCGCCTAGCAAATTCAGCTCTAGTTATTTCTCTCTCTCTCAAGATTTTAGCAAGGGTTTCTCCCGGCGGAGAAACAAAATCTGGTGTGTATTTATTTTCAATAGTATTAGTCATAGATTTGATTAATAGTTACAAAAAAATCGTGAACAAAATAATTGACAACCATGACCGCTTCTTCGGTTTCTGGGATAAAATCAATATCTAAGTTAACAAAGATAAAAGGGTTGTCTGTTTTCTTTGTGTTTTTTAGTTTGTGGTAACAAGATGTATCTAGTAATAAAATATCTCCCGATTTTACTATTAGTCTTTGAGTGTCTTTCCTGTAAACTAACAGATTATCTATCCGCTTATTAATACTGCTAAAGTAATCTGTTTTTAGAAGTTTTCCTAAAGTATTATTATCTATTGTAGAAGCGTAAAGTTCATAGTTGTCGCTTTGAACAACTAAAATAATTGAGTATTTTCTGTCTTCAACAATGTCATCGACGTGCCATTCTACCCCTAACGTCCACCATAAAGAATAAGGATCAAACAAGTCTAAAGGATTGTTAATCCAATTGTGTTTTGCTCTTGCAGAAAAGGTAGTAGAATCATAAATCAATTCTACTATTTTGTTTAGCTTGTCTAGATTGTAGTATTTGCCTAATTTATGTAAAGGTTTCATTTTTTTGTTTAATTGTTTTACTCCTAAATAATTTGTTTACTGATAACTGATACCTAGCTAAAATTAATCAAAAATTGAGCAGATTATTTCTTTCATTTCTTCCGTGTAATTACATACAGGACGGCAATTTAATTGTTTATGGCAAAGATCGTAAAATTCAGCTTTACTGCCTGCTTTTTCCCATATCCAATTAATCATCTCACCGTCAATTCCTTGATTATATGCCCACATATCCGCTTCAATTTTCTCAGATTCATCTGTCCAGTCAGAATCTGGGTGAAGTCTTTTCCACAGGTCTAGTTCTTCAAATAATTTATCAAAATCCATTTGTTTGCTCCTAAATGATTACTAATGAATGATAGCTGATAACCGATAACTTACCTAACCTAGTTCGTCATCTAAATTGGCTTGACCCCAGTTGTTTTCATCAAGATAATAATCTACCCAATCATCATCAAAATCAGGATCGTTGTCAGTCCATTTAGCGCGGGAATCACCTAAATGCTCACCATTCCC